TAAAGTATCCATGAAATTGTCGTGGTCTGCCACACCAATAGATTTTTGTAAAAATGTATCAATCACAGCAGTGTGTTCAGCTTCATCAGCTTCATAACTTTTCTTTAGTGCAAATAGTAACATATTATATCTCCGATTTAGCTAATTTATTTTTAACCATATTTTGATAAGCAGGGTCTTTAGCATATCTAGGGTCTTTCATAGCTTCAGTAACTTGTTGCCAAGACTGATAACCATCTACACCCATAGGTGTTGCTTTACCTTGTACCAAATTAGGTTCAGAACCATTAATGGCTTCATACTTTGCTTTTAATCCAACAACTGCTAACTTTGCAGTTTCTACATCTTTAGAATTAACTGCTGAATTATAGGCTGTCTTCTCTGCGTCAGTCATATTCTCTGCCGCCCAGTTAGACATTTCTGTATAAGCATCACTACCACCAACTATGCTTTTCATCTCTGCTGATTGATTATCAGACAAAGCCTTTTGACCTTGTATAAATTGGTCAACATATTCTTTTGGTATTCCTGCTTTTTGTAACGCTTCGTATGAAGTTTCTGCTAGTTTACCTTCTTTAGCATATTCTTCAGTTAGATTGTTCATATCTAACCCTGCGTCTGTGACTGCTTTTTCTGCTATCTCTAAAGTATCTGCTTTAGGAGCATCTTCTTTTAAAGTTGCTTTAGACACTGGGTCTACTGCTTCTTTATTTACATTGTCACCAAGTTTCTTTTCTAATTCCTGATAGGACTTTGCTAAATCTTCAACAGTGTTGAATTTTTCAGGTAAGCCTTCAGGTTTACTTTGTGTAACATTATCAACTGGGGCTTCACTGCCAGTTTCAGGGGTATTTATCTCTACGGTATCAACCATATTTATTTCCTTTTTATTATTGTGGCTTAGTCATGTTACCTGCAACAGCAGGAACAGCTTTACTTGCCATGTCCATCATTTGGTCATTCTGCACTTGTTCTTGTTGTGCCGCTTGTTCTTCAGCCATTTGTTCTGGTGATTTTAATAAACCGTCTGTATCAATACCTAAACCAATAGCTATACGTTTAATTAAATCATCAGGGTTTAAAGCCTGTACTACTTGCGGATTTATCTGTGCTAAGTTTCCTATCTCTGCAACAAATTCTCTTAATTTTTGTAAATCATTTCCTCTACCTAATGCTTCTATTCCTGTAATAATTGTAGGCTCTACTGTGCCTTTAGGTAACGTAGGAATTTCATTAGCTTGTTCCATTCTTTTCATAAGTATTGCTACTAATGGTAATTGAAATTCTTGTGATAGTAATGAATATATACCACCCATAGAAGTTTCTAATTGTTCTGCCATGTATCTAATCTCTTGTGCTGTAACTCTTTCAGCATCTCTTTGGATTGCTGTGTGTAATAAGAATGAATAAGACATTCTTTCTTCTAATTTTTGAACAGACTGTTGTACTACTTGTAAGTCATATTGTTTCTGTGCTTGTAAGACTGTAACATCTTCAGCAGTACCTGTAATGATGTCACCATTTCTAGTTGTAGCTAAATCTTTTTTTCTAGTTACAGAGTTTGGTCTAACCATAAAGACAATTTTAGATGATGCCGCAGCACTCTCTACAAGTGCTTGTGATAAACTTTCAAGAGACTGAAGGTCTCCTTTAAATTCTTCTACATACCCTCTACCATAATTCTCGTTATCAACTCTTACCATTCGTAACGCTTGGTATGGCATTCTATCTTTTTTGAATGTACCAATACTAGAAGGAATTTTTATTCCATGCACTTCTTGGCAGATGTAGAACTCGTCATTTTCTAACTTATAAATTCTTGTATATAATTCAACATCTTCATCTTTCTTATATTCAGAATGTTGTATAACTTGTTCTGCAATTTCTTTACCTAAACTTAACACACTTGCTTTTTCTAAAATAATAATTTCTAAAACATTTCCTGAACCATCTCTTTCAATTACATATTGTGATAGAGGGAACACTCTCATGTTTCCTTTTTTAGGTAAATAAGTTAATACATTACCTCCAACAATAAGATGTTTTAATGCTTCAAACACTGAAACTCTCAATGCTAATGTTTCAATCTTAGCAGAAACTTCTTTTTCAATAACAGCTAGAGATTGCTCTACTTCTGTTTTCATTTCTTTGTTTTGCTCTAGTTCTTCTTTAGCTTTTCCTGCTATCTTTAATCTGAAAAATGGGGAATTGGGTGGAAGCAAAAGTAAAAGGAGTTTACTTGCTAAATTGTTAACACCTCTCGCACCTACTGATTGGAAAGGATTATATAGTTCACTACTGTTAGTGAAGCCTTCTGGTTTTATTAGAGATGGTATAGTTAATTCACTACACGCTTCTGCTCTATCTAAAAAATGTTCTCTGCCTTGTTTTAATTTTGAATATCTTTGTTTTGCTGTAAATGCTGTTGTAACATTATCCTTATATTCTTCCATTATTAAGGAGTTGAATTAGTAGCTATGTTTAAACCAGAAGAAGTATTCAAAGAAGAAGTACCAGACTTCTTAACTTTTTTCTTTTTAATATCTAAATCCGCATCATTAGCTTTCACTAATTCTGGGGCTAAATCTACTGCTTGTTCTGCTCTAACTGGAACTGGTGCAACAGGTTGTACTGGTGCTTGGGGAACTCTTGAACCACACATTATTGTTCTGACCTCTCTTTTAAAGTATTAATGAAATTTACTACATCTCGCTGACCTGACTTAAAGTATATAGTTTTAGTATCATCTTTGAGTGAAGCAGACTTTTCTGGGTAAACTTTGTTTAGTAAAATAACTAAATCGTCTACCTTTGTAGGCAATGTTAAATCTTCGTCTTGTTTTATCATCTAAAAAGGGAACTTTATTCCCACAAACTCCCTGTTACTGTTCCTTTGTTATACTCAGTTGCTCTATTCTCAAAGAAGTTTGCATGTTCTACGCCATTTAACACCCAATCTAACCATGATAGAGGGTTTTCTTTAACCTTATAGTTAGGTTTTAAAGACAATTGTAACAATCTTCTATCTGCTATGTATCTTATGTATTGTTTAACTTCTTCAGGCTTCAATCCTCTAATACCACCTTGTGCAAAAGCCAAATCAATGAACTTATCTTCAAGGTCAACCATGTCTCTAGCGGTTTGATAGATACTAGCTTTGAATTTTTCTGTCCAAATATCAGGGTGTTCTTTGATTATAGAATGAAATAATTTAATCATACTTTCAACATGATGTGTCTCATCTCTAATACTCCAAGTAACTATCTGACACATACCCTTCATTCTACCAAATCTTTGGAAGTTAAGTAACATTACAAATGAAGCAAACAACTGTAAGCCTTCACCAAATGCAGAGAAACAAGCTATCTCTCTAGCTAATCCTTCTATTCCTGAACCTTTACTTGTAGATAGATAAGTGTGCTTATCAGACATCTCTTTATATTCTTGAAAGGCTTTGTATTCACTATCAGGTAAACCAATAGTATCATTTAATAAAGAATAACTGTGTGCATGATTAGCTTCTGAAGTAGCAATAGCTGACAACATCATTCTAATTTCAGGCGGTTTAAACTTAGGAATATATTTATCTAAATATGCTTGTGCAATATCTACATCACCTTGAGTAAAGAATTTTAATATTTGTCCTATTAAGTTTTTTTCTTCTGCTGTTAATCTCTCATTCCAGTCTCTAACATCTTCGTGCATTGGAACTTCACTAGGAAGCCAGTGCATTTTTTGTTGCATGTCATAACTCTCGAAAGCCCAATCGTATTCAAAGGGTTTGTAAAAGGGTCTGCTTTTAAATAAACTCATGTAATATCCCTCATCAATTCTATGAACTCTATCACTACAATCATTCCTAATTCTACTGCTAGAATAGTGTGATAGAAGTGCCAAACAACTGAGTGGTTTTCTTTCTTAGCTTTCTTTTTATTCTTTTTTATTGTCTTGTGTATATATTTAAAGTCGTCTGGGTGTGTCATTTCTTTTTATAATCCTTGTTAGTTTTTTTGTGTAGTTTTTCCCACAATCTTTTAAAATCATTTACAGATATTCCACAACTCATTATTGCTCTCCTTTATAATCCTTGTTAGTTTTTTTAGGATAGTGTATATCAACTACACTCTTACATTCAGGGCAACTTAAATTTGTAACCATTGAATAATTGTCTTCTTCTTCTGAAATATCATGGTCAGCTACCCATATTAACTCAGTGTTACAATGCCAACAATTCATTTCCTTCTATCTTTCCTTATATCTTTTTCAAATAGTTTACATATTAAAGCCATAGGTATTATTATTAACCATAAAAATGTTACAAATATTGTTTCTATCCAATCCAATACTTTTTGTTTAGCTGATGTGCTTTTAAAAAATATTATTATTGATGAAACAACACCAAAAGATAACATTAAAATTATAAATTGTGTGGGTGTCATTTCTTTTTATATCCTCTCCCTGTTGTTCTGTTTCCGTATAGTTTTTGCCATGACCAACTTGTTAAGTAAGTTGAATAATGGTATATGATTTTAAGTAGTCGTGTCATAATTATTCACACGCCAAGCAATCTGCTTCAGGTATGATAGTCCTCTCTATTTTTTTTGATACTAACTCTGCACGTTTGATTGCTTCACTTCTACAATAGTACAAAGTTTTTAATTTACGTTTCCATGCCAACATGTGTATGTCATGTAACTCTTTTATGTTAACATCAGCAGGGACAAACACATTTACTGACTGCCCTTGACAAATAAATTGTTGTCTGTCTGCTGCATGTTCTATTATCCATTGTTGATTTATCTCGATACCAGTTTTAAAAATATCTTTTTCATAGTCTGATAACTGTTTGAGATGTAAGACACTACCCCTTTGCGAGACAATGGACGACCATATATCATCATTGTTTATACCCTTCTTTTCTAACAACTTTTCTAAGTGTTTATTTTTAACTAAAAACGAACCAGACATAGTTTTCTGCACATAGGCATTGGCTCTGTAAGGCTCTATTGATGGAGACGTTGTTCCACAAATGATAGATGAACTAGCATTAGGGGCAATTGCTAAAAGGTGTGCATTTCTCATGCCTGTTCCTTCCATATCTGGTGCTTCTCCACGCTTAACACCAAGTCTTTTACTCTCTGCTACTGCTTGTTCTTTAATAGTTCTGAACATTTTTAAGTTTAAAGATTTAGCCAACGCACCTTCAAAGGGAATGTTCTTTGATTGTAGATAAGAATGGAAACCCATAGCACCTAAACCAATACTTCGTTCTTGTGTTGCACTAAACTTTGCTCTGAATACACTATCAGGTGCATGTGTAATGAAATGAGTTAAAGCATTATCTAAAAATCTAACTAAATCAGATATAAATAAACTATCATTTTGCCACTCATCAAACTTTTCTAAGTTTACAGAAGATAAACAACATACTGCTGTACGTTCTTCATTGGTAGGTAAAGTAATTTCAGTACATAAATTTGAATGATGTACTTTCAATCCTAATTTCTTTTGTGTTTCAGGTAACGCTTCATTTATTGTATCTATGAATGAAACATAAGGTTCACCAGTAGCAACTCTATTCTCTAATAGTTTCTGCCACAAATCCCTAGCTGATATTGTTCTTATAACTTCTTTAGTATGAGGGTCTATTAAATTCCAACTGTCATCATAAGTAGGTTCAGCTACACACTTCTCAATCAACTGCATAAATTTATCTGAAATATTTACAGCATGATGTAAGTTTAAACACTTTCTATGAATGTCTCCACCACTAGGTTTACGCATCTCCAAAAATTCTATTATCTCTGGGTGTGAAATATCTATGTACGCTGCATAGCTACCACGTCTTGTTTTACCTTGAGAGAAAGCAAGTATCTCACTGTCAACTACATGTAAAAATGGAATTGAACCTGACGATTGCGAACCACCTGATGTCATAACACCATCACTTCTAACGTCACCCCAGTAACCACCAATACCCCCACCAATAGATGCTAACCAAGCATTCTCTGTGTAGTGTCCTGTTAGTCCTTCTCTACTGTCTGCAACATAATTTAAAAAACATGAGATAGGCATACCTCTTTTAGTCCCACCATTAGATAAAATAGGTGTGGAAAACATGAACCATAATTTAGAAGCATAATCATATATACGTTGTGCCATCTCATCATTATCAGAGAACGCTTTAGCTGCTCTCATAAATCCATCTTGTGGTGATGTTTCTTCAAGTAGTAAATATCTATCTTTTAAAGTTGTCTTACCAAAATCAGTAAGCAAGTCGTCTCTGTTATAATTTATATTCATAATTAAAATGGTATGTTGTCTTCATCTTCTTTTCTTACAATTGGTTCACATTCTTTATCTATAATAAAATCAATATATTGTTTTGCTTTAGATAAATCTTCTACACCACCTTTAAGTTTCCAACGAGTGATATATTTAACAACATTACCTTCACAGTATGAAAGTTTGTTAGCTATAATATAATCAATAGGTTCTATTTTTGAGTTAGCATAGTGCGGAGGGTTCTTAATTAAATCTGCCATAATTTTACCTCTCCTGTTTTCTTATTGTAATCACCATGTCTACAAATATGTGCTACCCTAGCTTGTTGTAGTGCTTCTGCTTCAGTGTAGCCTTTGTCTTTGTAAATACCCTGAACAATTTTCCATAAATCTTTATGAGACACATTGGTATATTTTTTGATTAATTTTTCTGCTGTCTTAATTCCTACTCCATCTATTCCGTCATAGTTATCAGTCTTATCACCAGTCAATGTTTGTATCATGTGCCAGTAATTAGCTAGTTTTAATGGGAAATCATCAACAGTAATTCCATCTTGTGAAAGTTTACATGGAATTGTTTTCATATCTTTATCAATACTAACAATGATACGTTTTTCATCAGAAGGTTCAGTTGCCATAATGCCCATAACATCATCTGCTTCTAGGTTTTTCCAAACTACACCATTGTGTTTTTCCATTACATAATCTCTCAATGCACCTAACACCATAGGTTTACGTTTAGCTTTTCTATTATCTTTATAAGAAGGAAGAACATCTTTTCTGAAATTAGCTTTATCAGTTAGACAAACAACATAATCATCAGCTTCTAAGTTAGAACCTAAATCATCTATTGCAGCGTCTACTTCTGCTTCACATCTTTTCTGGTCACAGTGTAATGTCCATAAGTCACCCCAATTTGTAGCGACTTCATTTGATGTAGCTACCTTATAAATTAAAATATCACCATCTATTAATAACTTTGTATTCATTTTCCTATCCTTTGTTGTATAGATTTACTTAAATTTTTTGGCATAAATATTTCTGCTAAAGGTACAAGTACAAACTTGCTTCTCCAACCATCACCCCCATTTTTTAATGTGGTAATATATTTCTTTGCCAATCTTTTTATTGTTGATGTGTCAAATATTAATCTACAATAATCTTTATCACCGTCTGCCAGTATATGACACCAGTAGTCAGACGTTGTAGACATAACACCTGAGGGCTTACCATTACATTCTATTTCAATAGCAATGTTTCCAGTTTTAAACCACCAGTCTCTTTCAGTCTTAACCTCTATTTTTGTTTTTTCTTTATCTAAAATAGATGCTAACCGCTTCTCTCTTTCTTGTCCATATTTTAGGTCGAGGTCAAATTTTTTATTATACATTAGTGTGTTTCACTCCAGTTATTTCCTATTTTAAATTCACCTGTTAAAGGTACTCTTAATTGGAAGTAATCACCTGTACGTTTGATACATTCGACAGCAAGTCTACCAACTTGTTCAGCATCTTTTTCAAGACACTCAACTTGTATTTCATCATGCACCCAGACAACCTGTTGAACATGTGGAATTTCTTTTATTGAATTGTTAAACTCTACTAACCATCTCTTACAAATTATTGCTCCTGCACTTTGCAACAAACTATTTAATGATGCGTGACTAGAACGTATTTTAATCTGTCTCTTATCAAGAGCCGTAATAAAACCTTTTTCTGAAACAATTTTAACAGCTTCTATAAGTTTATGTAAGGCAGGTAAATTATTTAAAAATCTTTTCTTAATCTTTCCTGCTTCTTTGAAAGGCTTATTAATTACTTCAGCTATTCTTCTAACTGAACCACCATATAAAAAACAATAGTAAAATCTTTTTGCAAGGTCTCTGCTTTCTAAACCTGCTAATTTCTGTGTTTCTGTGTGTATATCACCTTCAAGTGCAACTTTAGTGTAAGCACCATCATCAAATTTAGACATGAAATGACATAACATCATAACTTCTAAAGAAGATACATCTATTCCAACTAATCTTTTACCTGTTGGTACAGAAAACAGTTCTCTACATTCTTTACCAAAAGGTACTGCTGTGCTTGGAACTTGTCCTAGATTGGGAAATGAATGACTGGCTCTTGCAGTAACACATGAATTTGTATTACATGTGCCATGTATCTTACCATTACGTTCATGTTTCAACCATGCTTGTGTTCCTGTTGCTAATTGTGCAATTCTTTTATCTAATAAGAAATGTTCACATAATATTTTAGCTTCAGGGTAATCTAATTTAGATAATATACTGTCATCTAATTTAGGTTTACCATCAGGAGTAAATTCTGTAGCTTCCCATTTATATTTATCTTTTAATCTCTTAGCTATGTGATGTCTGCTTGATGGATTAAAAATAGTAACACTAGATTTTAATTTCTTACCTGTTTTAACTGACCATCTTTCTTCAGTGATAGGTAAAAATATAGTTTGTAATTCTTCTGCCAATTCAATTCTTCTACTATTCAATGTTGTATATAATTGTTCTGCTTTTTTCTTATTGAAAGTAAAACCATATCTCTCTTGTTTAAATATTATATGTGCTACTTCATGCTCCAAATCCATAGCTTGTTGTGAGTAACCTTTTTTATTTATAACATTATATAAAGAGTGAGTTACCTCACAATCTTGAACACAATAGTCTAGCATCTCAGGAG